ATCAGAATTGAATTTCGAAAGTACGTAGTCTTTTGTTTTTTGATATTCGTTCATAATTATTCCACCGACTCAACGGCTCTTTTTCTTAATAAATATTCTCCCAGTGCTAAATACTCATTTAATGGCATGCTATTAACTTTATCGAAGTCCAGAGCATGCCCGTAAGCAATTAAATAAGTCAATTCAGCATACGCTCCATAATATTGCTGAAACTCAGTCCTTAATTGCTTTCCTGCTGAATAACCGCCAATCTTTCCAATTGTAGGAGGATTATAAATCCATTCGTAATCATCTTTAAATCCTGTCACGCTATGCAAAAACTCATCCTTAACTTGTTTTGCAAATTGAATAGTGATATTTTTTTTACTATTCCCAGACAAGTGATTATACAACCCTACTAAATCAGCGTTTGCTAGAAGGGTATCAGCTTTTATGTAATATCTGGCTGGCTTGTTTTTGAAATCCAGATCCAAATTCAGTCTGTATGTGATGTGCTGTCTTTGCAATTCCAGGAACTCAGCAATACAGACCTGCCAATCTCTATCATCATTCGGGTAAAACGTTTGCAAGATAGCAAATATTACATCAGGCTCATTACCTTCATTTTCCGTTTCCTTCAGCTGGTTGTTCATCAGCGTGAACTTCTCGTAATCTATTTCCTTTAACTTTGGTTTTGGCAACTGGTCTACTTTCCTGCGTACTATCAGCAGCATCAGGAACGTCATCAGAAGGATAAAGTTTGTCATAGGTTTGTTTGATAAGTTTTTGCTCTGGTGTCAGTTCTTCTTCTGGCACTCCCTCCACGAATGTAAAGTGATTTCTAAATAATGCTTTCATAATGATAGTGTTATTTCAATTATTTTATCAATATCGTAATGGAACAATTTATAAGATCCGACTGAAGTGTCTGGATAAAAATGTAATTCAATAACTGTATCTTTGGCTATCATTTCACTTAATATCTCTGAGTCAGGTTCGTTTTCTCAAAAATTACGAAGATCAGATACATATTCCTCAACGGTTTGATAGTAATTTTTATGATTGTTAACTTCTAAAGTTACACTGCATGCGCATTTTTTAATTAATTCTTTCAGTTTTTCCATTTTGATAAGTTATTTAAAGTTAGTTAATCCAATCCACTGCGATAAATCTGCTCTACAACTGCATAACCCCCAGCATCCAGCACGTGATCTAATCCAGCCTTTTTATCTGGAATACCATCTTTGTACGGCTGCTGTTCTAATGCATCGGCAAAGTCAGGACATTTCGTCAAATTTACAAAAAGTTTTCCAACTTCAAACGATTTATTTACAGCTCTTACACGATGAAGTACTTCCGGGTTCTTTCTACGCACGTTTACATTGAAATCGTACTTTTCATCAATCAATATATCATAGTCAGATAAGCCAGCGGAGTTACGTGCTTTACATGATGCGTCCGGGTTTATCTCGATTTGGTTAGTTGGATAAAGTTCACGGATGCTACGCGCAAGATCTTCAGTGTCGTACTTGTTCAGGATCTGATTTACTGCGTGCATTGCTCCAGATTCAATCACATAAACGATAGCAGACATTTTTCCCACATTGAAATCCATTCCGATATATAAATCTTCACCAGGCAATGCTTCCCTGAGTGTAGAATGAAAATGACGCTTGAAGCTTTTATACACTGTACCGGATGTAAGGTTACAGAACTCACCATTGATATAAGCGGTCAATTCTTCCTCTGTGTATTCAGCTGCCAGGGTTTCTACGTAATCATCTGGCAAAAAAGGATTATCGCTGGTTTTAGCCTTTATCAGTAATTTATCAGGTGATGCTTCTTTGACTGCGAAATTATACAGGAAATTGAACCCCTCTGGCGTACTTACTAAATCTACCGAGTTTTTACGACCTTTCGGATCTAATTGACGATTACGCCCCAATATTTTCTTAAATACTTTTCCGGCCTTTACTTTTGGCAGAATGTCAATTTCATCAATAATACTGTAGAAAGTCTCATAACCTACAATGGTTTCTGGCTTGGTCATGTTACGAAGCAGTACCTTTCCGTACTTAGTGGTGAATGTTTTTTTTTGCTCGTTATACTTATATTTTATTTTATTATCATCGAAGAACTGTGAGAAACGAGGCACAGCAATATCATTGATAAGTGGATAATTAGGAAGATAATAACCAACGTTAAGCCGTGGACTGGTTTCGATCAATCTAACACACGCCTTCGTGACAGCTCCTTCTGTTTTTCCAGATCCAAAACCAGCAACCAGAGTTGTATGTTTTGCAGTGGACGCCACGAAATCATCTTGATGCGGTAATAGGCTTAATTCAAGTACCATGTTATGTTATTCTACGTATTACTACTTCTGTGATGTCTTCGTCTGGATCAATGTCTGAAACATACGCACCGTCCATTTTATTGAGTTCCTGGATTGCTGCTCTACGATCTGCATAATTAGGAACTACGTCACGCTCCTGTATCACGCCATCAGCTACAATATATTTTGTTAATGGTAAAGTTCCGAGCGCAATCTGTGTAAGTATTTTCTGACGCTCCATTTTTGAAAGTATTCCGGCCTTGGCAAGTTCACCCATGGCTTCAATTTCTTTCTCTTGAATTATTGGAGCAGCCACATTCATAAACGCCTTGTATTGTTCGTTCGCTTCAGTAAACCATCTGCGCAACGTGCTGCCATCTTTCGTGCATTTCTGAGCAATATCGCGCATAATATCTTTCTTGCTAATACCCTTCTTTAGGTCTGCAAGTATTGATTTTATTGCGCTGTCTTTGTTTATCATAAAAATGCACGTTGTGCACAAAGATAAAAAAAAACCTCCACATAGGGAGGTTTAGATAGTTTATTCTTCTGTGACACATTCAGGCGGTTGCTGACCTCCTTTGGTGCAGTGATAAAAGCATGATTCATCACATTCAGGAGAAGGATATTTACTGTGTAGATCAGATATAATTTTATTCTGAGTAATCACAACAGCTCTGGTTTCATCCAGATACGTGTCGAGTTTTTCGTTTCGTTCGATCAAAGAAGTATTTTCCTGTTGCAAATTTTCATTCTCTGTCTGTTGATGCTTTATCTTTTCTGTGTCGAATATTATTTTAAAAGTCAAAACAAATCCGACCATCATCATTACAGAAAAGCATATTGAAGGCGCGTCCATATTATAATAAATTTATTGCGTTACACGTTTCCAATAGTTGTTTCTCTAATGAAGATTTTCTTTCTTCAAGCACTTTTTTACCTATAGAAGAAAGGCTTTTTAAAATATATCCTATTTCTTCATTGGAAAAATCCAAAGTTAAAATATCGTGAAGTACATCCTCTATTTTATCCTCTACAATTGCCTGTCTTGGTTTTCTTTTAAAGAACATAATTAAGAGTGTTTTTTAATGATAGAAAATAATGTGTCACGCATCCATACGTAATGATTTTGTTTTGCTGCTGACCTTGCTGACCTTGCTGACTCTGCTGCTGACTCTGCTGCTGACCATGCTGCTGACTCTGCTGCTGACTCTGCTGACCTTGCTGCTGACTCTGCTGACCATGCTGCTGACTCTGCTGACCATGCTGCTGACTCTGCTGACCATGCTGCTTCCTTATCAATCTCATTGAATGGAATATAAAATAGTTTCGCAGTATTCAACAACACTTTACGTACTTTTTCGTCAGTAATCCAATCAAGTTGCTTCAGTAACATTGCTTTATTCCATTCCGATTTTACAACATTAAAATCAAAATTCAAAGGAATGATATTAATAGAATCGTAAGGGAATGACTTGAACTGATCACCTGGTAAATTTTCGAATATTTTTTCAGTCAAATAGCAATACCATAAATCAATATCGTATTTCTTTGCGAATTTTTCACGTGGTTCTGAATCGGTTTTCATAGTGCATCCGTAAAAACACCCTTTTACTCCATCGTCTGCCAGCCAAGTTCCGCGGACAAATTCGTCTGCAATTTCGTGTGCTTTTAATTCTGCTAATAATAAGTTTTTTTTTTCTGTAGTTTTCATAGTGATAAATTTTTACATTATTGCTCCTGACATTTTCAGGATGATTGTTAATAAAATCGCTGTCGCTATTAAAGCATAACCTCCGTAATTGTAAATAAATGTTTTCATTATTTTAGTTTTTGATTGTTAAAAAGGCTGCTACTATTATTCACAGCCCTTCTTTGTCTATAATTTGGATTATTAAATCCGGTATTCAAAGATAAGAATATTTATTTGATACTTGTGACAATAATCAAAACTTTAACATTTTTATTTTTATCAATCGTTCAATTATGTCTTTCAAAACAACCGGAACCCTAATGGTTACGGTAGGTTGTTTCTTTGGTCTTCCTGATCCTGGTCTTTTCCCTCCTGCGCTCATTACAATTTCCATGTTTTAATTAATTCCGTAATAGCAACCGATTTCTGCACAGTTTTATCTGGATTGACCAGTATGTCATTAATCGCATCAGCAGCATCCTGTAGAGCTTGTGCGTAATACTCACGGCATTCGATATATTGTTTTTCTTCTAATACTGACATGTGAGCTAAATCCAGCTCGTTTAAGAGCTTATTATCTGGGTGAGGTAATGAGTATGCTTTTTCTTCTGTTTCAATACCACGTGCAGTATTTTGATGATCTACGATCGATTTTGTCGATACTGGTTCAAACGGATTTTCAGAAACCGGAACACTCACGCCTCCAGAATATATTTCTGTTTCTCCAGTGGTATTTATTGAAATGATCGTTTCTGGTTCTTTCTTTTTAATTGTTCCTGGATTCTGACCAGTCAAAAACTTTTCTAACATTGCAGCAAGCTCTTCATTTCGTTTTTCCAGTGCAGATATTTTTTCGTCCTGCTCAGTTTTCAAAGCATCCATAGCAACCTGAATTGCTTTTCCTTGCTCGATCTTTTTACTCCAGTCAACATCAGAAAGATCTTCAATATCCTTTTTGGTTACAATAAGTGTTCCGATACTGTACGAATCCTGATCTGGATTAAAAGTAAACGGAACAGCAAACAATTCTTTTACACGGTTCTGAGCTTGCAGGATCAGTCTATTATCCCAGTCCTCAATAAGCTTTTTTTGTTTATCGTATGGCTCTCTGGTTAATTTGGCGATAGGCAGCAATGCAGTTTTTACAGTTGTTTTGATAGTGTTTAGGTATTTTGAAATAGTAGTTTCCATTCCGTTCTTTCCATCAATTGCAGTACTGGCACTTAAAAGAATTGCAGCTGTTTTTTTTGCCTTAGCATAAGTAGTCTTGTTTGTAATTACTATAACCGGATTACTTTTTACAATTTCTTCCTGAGTAATTCTAAGACCTTGCAACTCTGTGATTTTTTCAGGTGTCAGTTTCTCGAAAATCTGCAATGATACGCTGTCGGCTGGTACTTGTACTGGTACTGTTTCGACTGCAATACTATGTTGCGGTTTCGATTCATCAACTACTTCAGAATAATCTACTTTTACAACAGTCTCTGCTCTACTATCTGAAATTATTTTATGCTTTCTTTTTTCGCACTGAGTAATGTAATCAGCAATAGATAACTTTTTATCTGTAAGATACTTTAATGTTTCTTTCTTGTGATACACTCCATTTGGCAATCCGTTTCGCTTTTCGTAATCGTGAAGTTTTCCGATTTGAATGTAATCGTATGCTGGGAATAATTTTTCCAGAGCTACAAAGTCAGAGTGTTTAAGATCGTAGCTTTGATTCTGTAATTCTTCAACAATTCCCATATCTGACAAAGAAACCTTGTTCGTCTCAATATAATCTACTACACTGGGTAAGTAGGAGTTTTCCAAAAATGTTTCATCATCTATTCTCAGGGATTCAATTTCTATTTCGTGCCATTTTTTATTGTAACCTACTAAGATAACGGTCTGGTTTTTTATTCCGGATCTAAGAAGGTTTGCAATCTCGATCCCTTCTGTTGTTTTGATGGATTCTGAAGCCTCGAAAGACTTCGGTTTAGATAATTTATTCATGTGATAAGTATTTACTGATTAATAGTTCTTAATTTGTTTTCGTAAGCTATGTGAGCGTCGTATTCGTTATCAAAAAATCCAAGACTTTTAACTTTTCCGTTTATAAGAATTTGAGAATACCATTTGTTAGTCTTTTTTATTTTAGAAACTCCTGTGTATTTACTTGATTTTCCTGGTTTTAAATGTTTTTGATTTGTGTTTTCTCTCTGGGTAACTATTTCTAAATTATCATGTTTATTATTTTCTTTGTTGAAATCCTTGTGATTTATAACAGCTTCAAATCCGGAAGGAATATGATTTAAAAAATGCTCAGCAACCAACTTGTGAATCATTTTTGTTTTTCTGTCTCCTTCATCATTCATAAGGACAACCAGCAAATATCCGTGATTGTTTTTTCCGGGTTTCAATATTTTAGTATTACTACATATAAAACTTTTTACGTTACCATGATTGCTAATTTCATAATCATTACAATCTTCAATTCTTTTCCAAACTTCCATATAAATAAAAACCCGAAAATCAAAAGGTGGTCGTCTTTATCATTCCGGGAATTTGTATAATTCTTTTTATTCGGCGACCACTCCGATAATGCAAATATAATACTATTTTATTTACTCGCAAATTTTTAAGCATAAAAAAACCTGTATCTCTTTTTTACAGGTTGGTCGGAAACAGGTGTATGTGTTTGAAAAGGGGGTTATTGCCTCGCCCTGTCGGCCTTTTAGCAGGCCGTCTGGACGTGGCAAAGTTACCCCTTAAAAAATTAACATGCAAGTGTTTATGTATGTATTTTACGTAACTTACTGTAAATCAACATAATAAAAAAGTGTTAAAGTTTTTATTAGTAGGAAAACTTCTCTTGGTCTGATCTTAGTCAGAAAACGCAGGTCTGTTTTGTTCTATCTGAACCAACAACGTATTTACTGGGTTTGTTGGTTAAAAAATAGGCTTATCGGTATAGAGAGTAATATTTTTTACAACAAAACATACTACGATATAAAAAACAACTATATTTGCAGTAACAAATACATAAAAATATGAAAGAAATTAAAAAGATTACAGTCATTTATATTGATAAAACATCAGAAGTTTTGTTTGAAAGACACCCGATAGGAAAGAAAAGAAAAGCCACAACATCAGCAGATAGATACGCTGTGCTTATTTATTGCTTTCCCGCTTCAAAACCTGATCCAATAGGTTACAGTAAGCTTGTGGACAAGATAAGAGAAGGTTATTTTGATATGTATTCGCAGCCTATAGGCATTACTTATGCAAAAGAGATCCTGACTTACTTTAAAAAGAATAGTTGGATCGTAAACCGCCCAAAAGAGCCTTATTATTTTAATTTGTAGTAAAAAAAGAAAACCGCCTGTAGTGGGCGGTTAGTTTATTATGGTCTAAATTCTTTATGATATACTATTTTCCAATCTTTGTATTTTACAAATTCTGAAGGGTCTGGAATATCAGTCCAGCAATACAACTCCATTGAAAAATCGCCTAATACAGACCATTCTCCAGATTCAAAATCAAAATAACCTAAATCTTTATCCGTAGTTATTTTTGTAACGGGATTAATTTCATAAAGAAGTACTGTAACTGATTTTGTTTCATCGTCTTTAGATGGTTTTGGCTTTTTCCACATTGGATGAAATGGAAGTTTATTATCCTGCTTGTGACATTGTAAATATTCCTCAAATGTCGCTCCTGCAATTGGACAATTTAGTCCTGCTCCAAATGCTTTTTCTAAATCTTCGTAAGTGTAATACATAATTTCTAATCTTTAAATGGATATAAGTGATAATTTGTTTTTGCTCCGTCAGGCTGAACCAGCCAAGTTTTTTCTTTACAGTATTTTACAAACTCTGTAATAGTTGTCTTGCTTGTGTTACCGTATTTTTCTGCGTACTTGTCTGTGATCATCTGAAGCATTATTGTCCATGAAATACCAGTAGCATCATAGCCAGTAAATACTTCATTCAATACGCTGTATCTATCAATGTCCGTCAGCTTCACAACAACTTTTCGTTTCTCGGATATTGGTACATATAATTCATCCATAATAACCGGCATACCGTCAATTATTTCAAAACTCCAATCTTCCGGTTTAGCGTTACGAGTTTGTGAGGTACTGACTTGTTTGATGCCGTCCTGATCTTCTATCTGTATAACGGTTTCGGATTTGTTGGTCAGGATAGTTCCAAGGTGTCCACGCATTTTTGTGCTGTCAGATGGGTTTTCGTGTAGTACATAACCTATTGCAATATCTCTGGTAGTCGCCCACCTTCTGAGAGTATCGGCCATGTCACAAGCCACGACTTCATCATTCACACTCTTGACAAGATCCGCAATACCATCAATCAGAACCAGTCCTACACCGTTAGTCTGTGTGATGATAGTTTCAGTCTGTTCGAATCTCTCTGCTGTTGGTACGCTGTCAAAGTTGTAGATATAAAGATTGTCCAGTTTGTTATGATCTACAATTTTCATTATACGTTGCAGCATTAGCGATATATGGAAAGTAGATTGTTCAGTATCAATAACAATGATTTTGTCACGTCCGGCAGGCAGATAACTTTCTAACATATTGATCGAACCCTTCTGCAACACAACGGAATTGATCAGTGTCATAAGAAACGACTTTCCTACTTTGGCTTTTCCTTTGATGCCGAAAATATTCTGGCGTGTACTTACGATCTTGCCATGGACTTTTAAAACAATCTCAGGCGGTTTCACTTCATCGGTATGTTTTACCCGATACTTTGCGTTTATCTCTGCAAGACTGGTTTTCTTTTTATCTTCCGGCTTTTGTTTTTCAGGTATTTTGTCATACATAGTTTTTATTGTGCTGGATTGATAAGTTTATAGTAGTTTCAAGATGTGATTTTACATTTTCTTCTGACCACCATTCATAACACGTCAGGAAATCCTGTTCAAATTTTGGGTAACGTTTAAAAATTTCTTTTAGTTCTTCTCCGTTTTTACCTTCCAGAATAGGATCTGCAAAAACCTGAGTTACTTCCATTTGTTGAAGCTGCATAGTTAGTAATTGTACACGCAATTGTATTGGTTCAGATAATATTTTGTTTATTTCCTTTTGAGCGAAATTCACGTCATTATATCTCATTACCAGCTGCTCTAAAAGAAAGGAATATAGTTTGGCAAACAGCAGATTATCATGTATGGTTTTCTCTTGTGTCTTGTGAAGAAAATCCAGGATCATATTATAAGCCTCAATGTCGGTTTGGTTCGGTTTGTTTCCGTTCGCTATTGTGAATTTACAGCGAGAAACGGCATCTTTTAGTTTCATAACTTCAGTCGCTCTATGGTGTGAATTTCTTTAGTTTTCCATTTACTATCATTTCTTAATCTGGAATACAAAGTATTCTTAGAAATACCTATCTTTTTACAGACTTCTTCGTCTGTCATGTAGTGGCGAAATTGCTCTACTTTTCTTGTGCATTCGTGGTTTGTCATTATAATTCGTTTTTACGTCTTCTCAGACCTAAGTTAAAAATATCTTTATCTTTTTCAATTCCTATGTAATTCCTGTTTAATCTATCGCAAACTACGCCTGCAGTATTTAAGCCTCTACAGGGATCTAAAACAGTATCGCCTTCGTTAGTGTATGTCTTTATAAAATATTCAATTAATGATTCAGGTTTTTGCGTTGGATGTAACGCAATACTTTGTTTATCTGACTTCATTTTTAAAACGTCTCGAGGGTATCTATCCGTACTATCGTATGAGGTTTTCTTGTGATTTGAATAAATTTCAGTTTGTTTACTATTTCTTTTATGCTCAGAAGTAGAAACTTTTCTTTCGTGACCTGTAGTTTTCTGAGGGTTGTAAGTTGGTAATTTTTTGTAGAAAATTAAAACATTTTCATGTGCTTTCATCGGCATTCTTTTAGCATTCAAATAACCTGTTGCGCTTGTTTTTTCCCAAATCCATTCATAACGAAGATTTTTTAAATTGCTCATTGCCAAAATTGCAGTGAACGGAAATTGAGCAGTACAGACAACTACGCCATTATCTGTTAAAATCCTATCCGCTTCTTTCCAGAATAATTGCAAATCTACTAAGGAATCCCATTTGCAATTAGTAGTACCGTATGGAAAATCTGGAATTATTAAATTTACGCTTTTCGACTGCAGTAACGGCATTATGTTTTCTAAAGAATCATTGTATTCGTTTTTCATTTTTGATAAGTTTTTTTTAGTTACAATTTGCACCAACATAGTGCAAAGAAAAACCGCCACTTTCGCAACGGTTTGATAAATATATTAATCTTTTCCGAGTAACCAAGATATATTTACAGAAATATTTTCTCTGAACTCAGCAAGCGATCTAAAAATGAAATACCGACCTCCTAAATTCATTATACGCTCCTGTATGTCAAGCTGTGCATCTGACTGCACTCCTGTTTCTATTTTACATTCTGCCATTATACAACGACCTTGCACACCGTGGATTATTAAATCACTGATTCCGTTTACCATTCCGGTTTTTTTTAACTGATCCAGTACACGTGCTTTTTCTTTTGGAGGTAATGGAATACTGATTCCGTTTGGTACTGAGTGAATAATTAAGCGTGGTTTGTGAAAAGCAAGGCAGTAGGTGTTGTTAAACTCCGTGTAGGCTTGTTGCTGTATTAGTTGTTCTGGAATTATTTTCATGTGAATAAAATTTATCTAATTTATCTTTTACTTTATTTACAATATACGCCTTTGTACGCAATTGTGTTCCTTGCAATTCACTACCCTGAATGCTGGAGTACGGTTCTTTTATAATTCGCCTGATACTGTCCTCGAATTTGCCGTTATCCTGCGTTTTAGTGTACGTTCCAAACGTAACTCCATGACGGCAAAAAAGATCTACAATCTGGTTTTGCAGGATTACCCAGGCAAAAGATTTTTCTTTACCTATACGTTGGACATATTCAACAATTTTCTTTCCGTTTGGCAGTGGTATTTCATCAATTAACTGCGCTACTTCATCAGAAATTACTTGCTCACGTTCCGTTTTTGATTTAAATACCTCGCCGCAATACATGCAATCTACAGCAGTACGCATCACGATTCCACCACAAGAACCGCACTCTTTTGTTTGATCCAGTGGTTCTTTTTTTGGCTTTGCCTTTTCGTCAGTACCATAGAAAATTGATTCCCAGTCGTATTCATCAGACCATTTTCCAGAATTCCCGTATTTACTGGCGAAGTATTTAATATTTCCGCCTCCGTCAATTACTTTGAAATGATCCTTGTAAATTTCCAGGCATTTTCTACCACCTCGGCCGACCATTTGCAAAAATAAACTAAGCGATAATGTACTTCTGTTGAGTATAACGACCTGTATCGTAGGTTCATCGAATCCGGCCGTAAATACATCACAATTCATCAGGATTGCATCTGGAGTGATTCTGTACCACTCCAGTATTGGATCTATTTCTGATTTCTTAGTATGTACACTATCGACCATTCTAATATTATCATAACCGGCTTCCTTGAAATCATTGAAACATTTTAAATTTGTACTGGTAGAGCTGTTAAATATAATAGTTTTTTCGCCAAAACATATCTGCTCATAGTTTTTAACGACATTGAACTCGCCAAAATATTTTTCTGTTGACTTTTTATCGAAATCCCCAGTCTTGCTGTCAATTTCGAAAGTAGAGCGGTCCACAGATCCAACTTCATAATTTAGGTCCCGGACCAGCTCACCATCCATTATTAACTCAGAAATACTTTTTCCGATTACTATTTTTCCGTATGTTTCGCTGTAATGGAATTTACGAGTATATTCGTATGTTTCCAATCGGCAGCACATTTGCACAGTATCGTAAACAGCATTACACCGGCTACACTTGTGAAACGTTACTTTTTTGAGCGAAATAGGTGTAGCAGTTACGGCCAGTATTTGTGCTTCTGGAAAGTAATCGAAAATATCCTTGTGCATGTCAAGATGTGCTTCATCAATCACAATAAGTCCTATATCTTTAACAAACAGTGGATTGTCTCTCAAACGGTTTTTAATGGTCTGGATCATTGCCACGTATGCGTTACTGGTGTGCTGCAAATTTTTCTTTGATGCTACAACGCTCTCGCTGGTTACTCCGATTGTTCTCATCGTTTTAAGTGTCTGTTTTATCAGCTTATCACGATGCGCCAGTACCAGTACTTTTTTACCAGTGTTCTTTACAAACTGCTTTGATATGAAAGAAAACATTGCAGTTTTACCTCCGCCCGTAGCGAGTTGATAAAGTACCCTTTGATTAGTTTCGAACGCCAGAAATATTTCGTCAATATCTTTTTTCTGATATGGATATGGCTTCATAAATCCTGAAATGTAAAATCAGTATCTTTCGTTCTTAAAACTGTAGCCGTAGTGCTGTATTGGTATTTAGTTATAATGGTTCTTGGTTTTAATTTTATAATAACACCAAGTCCTTTATTTTTGTGATTGAATTTTCGTCCTTCTTGTAAGTCTGTTATTTTCATGTGTGATAAGTTTTAAAAAGGACAATAGTCCTCGTGATTTGTTGGTAAATGTTTATCTACATCGTGATATTTCCTGATGTTGGCGGTATTTGTTATTAATTATCAATTCTGTCAACTGTGCAGTTTTTACCTCTGTAACCTCTTCTGATTATATATCCTTCTTTTTCACAGAATAAACGGAACTGCTCCAGAGTGATAGTAAAATCCTTGCATCTGCGTTTTGCATTTCCTTTAAAATTTACATAGCGATCATAAACCGGATCTACAATTCTGCGATGTATTGCGTAATGCTTATGACAAAGACCTCTTTTTTTAACCACTGCTGGACTTTTACAGGAATAAGCGCAACAATATACGCCAGCTTGTTTCTTTGCGTCAGACGTGCAGAAATTTAGTGCTTTAGGTGTAAACATCGTCATTCATTTTAGATTCAATAATTAGGAAGCCATCACAAAAATACACTTCTACAGGAAAATCTTTCTTTACACGATTTTGTCTTTGCTGAACTTCCCAGCGCAGACTCTGCTTTCTCCTTACACTTCTATCCTTTTGTATTTCCGTGTACTTCATATATAAGTTCTTTAATCAGTCCGAAATCACTCAAAGTAATATTCTGGTTTTGCGCCAAATAATCAATACCAAGCCGTGAAGCCTGTCCGTAAAGATTATAAAGACGCTCTACGTTTTTCTTTTTCAGCATTAATCCCTGTTTGAATTTTTCAGCTTTACTGTATGATTCTGATTGCTCGATTGCTGCTCTAAGTTGTTGTATTGTCATGGCTTGCTTTTATTTAGATTATTACCTCTGTAAGTTCTTCTTACTTCTTTGTACGGAACTTGGTACTGTTCCCTGATTTGTGTCAGCGTATTTTTAAGCTGAATATTTTCGTTTCTTAAAATATATACCTCTGAGTTTTCAACTTCAGTAAGTGCTGCTTTTGCTTTTTTTAATTGCGCTCTACACTGACACCATTTTACAAACCAGTACGCTTCAGCAATTTCCGGTTCGTGATTAATTTCCATCTTTAAGTGATTTTATAGCGTAATTTATTTTTTCCTCTATCTCAAATGATTTAGGAGGATTTTTTTTCCACCTTCTAATTGTTCCGGCATCTATTCCGGCAGTCTTTTCTACTTTATTTACTGTGAGTCCAGCCGATTCAATGGACTGGATTAATAACTCTACTCTGTTCATACTATTTCTGTTTTATAAGGTATTACTCTTTTTGAAGCATATAAGTCTGCTGCTTTTCTTTTAGCTTGTTTTTCGTCGTCAGCCTCGACTTCTTCGATTTCCATGTCCTTGTGTGACTGTCCGTTGCTGTAGTAGCGGAACCAGACTTGTACTTTATATTTCATAATGTTGCTTTTTTGATTAAATCGTAAATACTATCGTGACATGATTGACTGACATTCTCTTGTTCAACAATGTCTTTTAACATTTCCAACATTTCAGGAGCGCATGAAATTAGTTTTGCGTTAGCTTCTGCTTGATTAGTGTAAACGCTGGCTACTTCTATTGGATTTTGTCCTTTTTCATCCCAGCTCATTATGATGCCTAATTTTCCTTTTCTAGTGACTGAATTATTATATACCGCCCAGTTTCCTTTTGTTCCTTTAAATTCCATAATTTCTTTTTGTTTCGTTAGTGATTATATCGCAAATATATACATAATTTTTTATGCACAAAATTTTTTTATTAAATAATTTGTTCGTAACATTGCATCATATTAATTATAAAATTTATTTATATGGAAGTCGTTGGAAAAGTAAAAGTAGTAAAACCAGAAATTCAGGTTTCTGCATCATTCAAAAAGCGTGAGTTAGTTGTTACAACAGACGAGCAATATCCGCAACATATTTTAATCAATTTCACACAGGATAAATGTGATTTACTGAGTGCTTATAAAGTTGGTGAAGATGTGAAAGTATCTATTAACCTGAGAGGACGTGAGTGGGTAAATCCGCAAGGCGAAACCAGATACTTCAATGATATTCAAGGCTGTAGAATTGAAAGAACAGCGCACTTCTAAAAATATCGCATAACGTTTCTCGGCTTTGTCTAGTGCCGTAAATTCAAGACATAACACAAAAGTACACACTAATTTTAAATTGAAAAAACAATGATTTCAGACACAAAACAAGCAAAGGCATTAGTCAAAACCGATGTTATAAGCCGTTTTTTATGGTTCTTAAAAAAACGTAGATGGACAAAATACGAACACGTTATGTTTGTAGAAGATTTTAGAAGTGGTATTAACAACTTTGAAATATTAAGGCGAAAATGCGAAATTACGGGATTGACACAATACAAAAGAATTTACATAAAAGGTTGTGTTCATAATTTAACGAGCAGACTTTCTCAATGGTACGCTTCGCAAAATGGCTTATAACGTTCACTTGCTAAACAAGATTCGGGACAAAATAAAAAACAGATTTTTGATTAATAACTAATATAAACAAAAATGAAACAGACTTTAAATACAGAAACCAAACCCGAATCTTGTTTAGCAAGTGTTAGCGGTAGTACTAATTTCTTCGATGTAATTAAAAGTTTTTGTCCAAGCGACTCAAACGTATATTTCAACGATAAAGAATCAAAAATAACCGTGATTTTAGACGAATATATTAGTGAAGAACACGTTTCTAATATCCAAAATAAAATTCACGCTTACATAGGTTCAAAGATGTTACACGATTCATATAGAAATATTTTTGTTATGTGGTAGGTATTACCGCTAACTACCTGACGTTTACAATGTACAATACTAAATAACTTATCAAATGGAACAAACAAGAACGGACTGGAGAAAATTCAGAAAGTCCACACATTTAGCATCTGCTGATTTAGAGATCATGCAGACAGAAGGAAGATCAATGATTTTCCGAATACTATCAGTAAAAAGAGAGTACCAGATGGTTAACGGTGTAAATACAGAAGGTGAGTACTGCCAATTTGAAGGCGTAACAAAACAGTTAAAACTAAATACCAAAAACAAAAAACAGATTGCGGTTTTTGCTGTAAAAAACGGCATCCCTCCCGAAGATAAAAACGTAATCGAATATTGGTCAGGATTGTACTTAGAATTGTATATCGATCACAATGTTAAATTTGGCGGTGATATTGTGGACGGTATCAGAATTAAACCTTTGCAGCCAGTAATTAACAAGGTACTGCCTTTGTTCTCAGAAATCAATTTTGAACCAGCACACAAAGCAGGTGCGACTTTAGAAGTAATAAAAAAACATTATTCAATAACTCCAGAAATGGAACAAAATTACATTCAATATGTCAGAGCAAATACAACAGCGTAGTCCAGAATGGCACAAACAACGTGCAAAAAAGTTTACGGCCAGTAAAATAGTTTCATTGTGTGCCGATGGTTCACGAAAAATGACCGAAGAAGAACTGATTGAGTTCAAAAAAGAGAATCCAAAAAGCCGTAAGACTACTACGTGGGATATCCCAGAGGGATTGAAAACCTATGCACTGGAAAAGGCTATCGATTTTTTTGTTGATCCAGACGAAGATACATTTCTATCACAAGCAGTAGAAGATGGAAAAGAAACCGAGCCGTTAGCATTTGAAAAATTCCAATCAATCAAGGCAATGGAATTTTTAGAAGTTAGCGAAGCGGAATTCATTTGTAAAGACGGTGTTAGCGGTTCGAGTCCTGACGGTATTGTAAGCAACAACTCTGTTTTAGAGATTAAATGCCCAAATAAAACAACGTTCTTTCGTGTTGTACTTACTGGTGAGATAGATAAAAAATACTTCTTTCAGATGCAAAAGCAAATGAAAGATACTGGGGCAACGCAATGTTATTATTTCGTTTATTACATTCAGGACGGTGAACAATACTGGCATGAAATTGTAGTACCACGTTGCAAGGAAACTATCGCTTTGATTGAGGAAAGAATTTTGATTGCCGTAAAACTTCGTGATGAATACGTACAGACAATTACTAAGAATGCGCAATGGTTAGGAAATCCAGTAAATATAATTGTAAATGACGCAAAAGCTTTTAACCCTGCCAGTATCAGTAATGAAGATTTTTAACTACATTTGCAGAGATAAGTTTTTGGTTAGTTAGTAGATTTGAAAAAGCCCCTCTTAATTGAAGGGCTTTTTTTATTTTAAGATATCAACTACTTCGTCAACTTTATCAACATTAGGAGTGTTTTTTATTCCTTTCTGATTTTTAATAACCAGGCTACCAACGAACAGCAATATACGTCCTACTACTGTTTTTAAAAATGGTTTTTTTTCTTTCATAATTTAGTCTTTTATTTCGAAATGCATCCAGTCGTAATTTTTTTCACGACCTAAAGAAACAAATCCGTGTTTATAAAATATATCAATCATTTGTTCGTACTCCGGTCTTGCAAATCTGGCGGTTTTAGATGTTTCTTTTAATTGGTTTCTTTCAGGGTCTAAATCAATAGCGATACCCCAGCTATGACGGCTATAATCCGAACCGCCTCGCATTTTACGGAAATTGAAACAACCTCCAAATTTATCAATACGAAGTTCTTTTATCTTTTCAATTCCGTAAAACTTCAGAATATCATTGAAAACTGCTAAAAATTTATCGGCAACTAATTTGTGACAACGCATTTTTTTTACTTCTTCCCCGTCATAAATCATTGGATACGGCAAATCTATTAACACCAAGTAAGTTCCTGCTTCATTTGGCTGACCGTATTTTTTTAGAGCTTGTGCTGTTGTAATCATTTTAATCCTTACTTTTTGGTGTTAGCAAATTATTTATTAGTGACATTATAATTAAGTCTATTTTGACTTTTGTAATAACGGTTTCAGCTATTTTGTCACTAAGAATAGCAATTGCCGCTACAGCCACGTCTGACCAAGTATCTGAAATGTAAACCTCAATAGGTTTTTTTAATATGACCGCAACGGTAACACCAACAAACAGCGATAACCCGGCGTTCAATCTGGTTATCTTCCCGCCTCTCATTTTAATAACCGATAGCTTAATTGTTACAGCAATCAAAGGTATTAATATAAACTTCACAATAAACGTAATCGCCTCATCTGTTATTTTTTCGGTCATTCCAAATCTTTTTTACAAGCCACATAAAAGGCGTTATTACTATAATTATTTTTTCGTTCCAATCTATCCGGGTAGGTGTTCCGATTAATTCATCAACTAAATTGTTGATGCAGTACGCCAGCCACAAGTAAGTTATGAAACACCTCTCCCTTAAAAATATATACAAAGATAAACAAAAGAATGAAACTGCCTGCAAAATAAAATAGCCGTCCTGAAACATTCCTTTCCAAAAAAAGCCGTATGTAAAACACACGGCTAATCCTATCCATAATATAAACTTACCTCCCGCCACTTCCCGGAGGTCTATCGCCTACAATGCCTTTTTGTTTGTCTGCCGGCGTAAATAAGTTTTTGGTCAGATAACCAAGAGCAGCCGAAATAAGCGCCTTAATTTGCGGATCCAAATCCATACCAGGCAAAAGAACATCCTGAATCCAATAGTAAAAGCAAGTCAGTAAAGCTACTGCTAAAGAGCGTAATGTGTCTCGCCAGTTAAGGCTTAAAAAATTTGATTGTTTCATATTGTATTTATTTAGTTATTAATTAATGAGCAACCCAATTCGTGCCGTTGTAGAATACAGGAGTTACTACTGACCCGCCTCCAACTACCGTAACCATATACGAAGGAGCTAAAGCGTCTGTTACAACAGCAAACGCTGTACCCGTAGGCGTTGGCAAAGTGGCAACCGTGTAATTTTTATTGAAATCGTCGGTAGTAGCTAAAGTATAAGTGCCATTTGTTGCAGGTGCAGGGAATTCAAGGTTCACTAACGAAGATACGGGAGGTTTAAATTTTACTGTTGTAGCACCACTGCCTGTCAGTGTCTCCGATATAGTAAGCCTACCATTTCCTTGTTCTATAGTTGACTTATAAATGTCAAACTTTTGCTCAATTGTATTAATAGCATACCCATTAGCAACTTGGTATCCAACCGTATAATAATTTAATGTATCGGGCGAAAATATTTGTGCAAAACTTCCGTTTGTCAGAACACTGCTTAAATTTTGAGACCCAGTAATCGATAAGTTACCGCTGCCCAGTAAAGTGGATCCATTTACCGTTTTTATATTAGTTCCAGATACTAAAACATCCTGCTTTGTATTTATTTGCGATTGAATAGGACTCGTAACTCCTTTGCTGTAACTGAACTCCGTCAAACTCGGATATGTTGCAGTTGGCGCAGAAATTATATCTTTTGAAGCGTCAAAAATAGCTATCGTTGATGCTGTTTGATTTGACAAATTAAGCAATCCAGAAAATCTTCCAGTTCCTTGCACATCTAATTTATACCCTGCATCTGGCGGACTGCCTATAGACACATTTCCGTTTCTATAAACATTTAGTAATGGTGTTGTACTATTTAAAACTTGCAAGGCTGCACCTGCGGTTGTAAGTGTTTGAATCGCATCAGAACCAGTTTCGAATCCTGTTTTTAGGATTATATCAGCATCTCCAGTTCTGGCTGTGTTAGCATTCTGAATAGCCGTTATTAACATTCCTGTAAGAGTAGCTGAATTAGTTCTCGTTGTTATAGCTGGGACTGTTCCTCCTGCCCTTCCCCCTATTGACAACTCGCCATTTCCTACTGACGTGTATGGTGTAGTGACCCCAAAAGCTCGCTTTAAAATAGAACCATTCACGTCTAGTGTGAATCCTTTGTCTTGGGTTGAAACGTCTACCCCAGTAGCGTTAAGCAACACTTTTCCCGAAAATCTACTTATGCCACCAACTACTTCCAAAGTTGCATTATAGTCTACTCCTGCGCCTACAACTGTTCTTCCAAGTAGATAACTTCTTCCTGAGACTATGCTTCCTAACCCAGTTATGCCACTGGTATGTTCAGCTCTAAAAGCTGGTGTATTAACATTTGCGCTACTCGTCCTAGCAGCTGACCCTACACCGTTTACCGAAATGCCTATAGAACCTCCGCTGTTAGTAGATTCGCTTTGAGATCCCCAATCATTCTCGCTTTTAAAAAAACCTCCGAAGTGCGAATAACTATCCCCTCTTACGCCTACCCCCGTCTTACTTGTGCCCCAAGCCCCGTGACTATGTTCAGCTACAAAGTGTCCCCCGTATCCGCTTCTCGCCCAAATTATATTGGATAGCTGAATACCCGCATCTGTGGTTGCGGTTGCGGAGGTCGCTCCTTGAAAAGTAGTCCCAGTTCCTGTAGTAGAGTCGAATACGAAAGTGCCTCCCGACTCTTGACGTGTTATAACCACCCAGTAAGGCGTACTCGGATTTATAGGAATTGTAACATTTTGGATAATGATCTCAGTGTCTTGGAATGAGGTAGTTAAATTGTTCCCGTATACGGTTCCGCCTCCCCCAAATGCTGTGCCGGGAACCCCCGAATTATCTGTGTACATTCGTACTACAACGGCACTTAAATCAGTCAAAGCTCCAGTCTTTTTCATTCTTAATCTTATCCCCTGTATGAATGAAGCCGAAGCAGTTGTGCTAAACTTTAAAGCCACTACGGTGTTAGATGGGGTGAAATCCGTACCAATTCCGCCACTTTGGCTTTCTATCACTGGAGCGGATACGCCTAATACAGATTCTCCAGACTGTCCGTAAAATTGCTCTCCGTTAGCCTTAGTGGTGGATTGACCAACCAAAGCCACACCTCCTGATGTCTGTGTTTTATTTACGGTTAAAGTTCCTATTTTTGTCTCATCTGTTGTTTTATGAATTACATCTGTATCATTTGATTTTAAATTCAAAGCTGTATTTAAAGCGTTTAAAGCGTCAGTAGAAGTAATTCCCGTAACCGAACTTTTATTAAGCACGCCATCTGTATTTACAGCTACAGGCACATCGTAATAAGAATTATACGCAGATCCGTAATAAACACCGAAAGTAACGCTTCCACCGCCCGTTCCTTCTTTGGCAGCCGAAAAATGATATCTCAGCCTTTCCCCTGAATTAATGTTTAAGTTTTGCGTTAAAATTCCAGTTACGTTTATATTGGTAATCGCCCCAGCTGTCAAATTTATAATTCCGCTGTCTAATATAGCAATTACTGTAACGCCTAAGTCCCCAACAGGTGCGCCTGATATTCCTGATGCTATAGGAGTGCCTCCGTTATTAGTTTTATACAATTCTATTGTGAACCTCTGCTGGGTTGCGTTTGGTGTTGGCGATGCGGATACGGTTAAATTTCCGCTGTAAGTACCTCCATAAGCAATAGTGTTAGTTGCAAACGATGCGCTAATAACATCTTTATTAAAATATCCTTTAGTATTATCGCCTAACACTAATGCAGAAGGCGATCCTGAAGGCGTAGATCCTTTACCTGAAAGACTGGAAGTAAAAAAAGTACCCGCTGTAACCGTTGTGTTGTCTGCTGTGAAATATACTCTTTGAGTATTTCCCGCAGTGGTTCCACTAATTTGACCTAATCGTGTATCTATTCCGGCTATCTGAGCGCCTAAAGTTTGAGAGGTTGCTGAGTAGTTAATTGGAGTATAAGGTATAGTGATGTTTACGGGCAGTATTTTTCCAAAAGTTCCGTCTGTACCTATCGTACTTATCCAGTCTGAAACAGAAGGAATTTGCAACTGTGCCGGATCAGATCTAAAACCATAATCCGAATAAGTTTCATTTCCGTTGCTTACCTGTGCCGTCATTGCAGACACCCATAGTAATAGTAATAATGTTAATTTTTTCATATATATTCGATGTATAAATAATTGTTTAATACTGGTATTTTAGTAATTGTGAGCACATCACCAGTCTGTGACCACTTGTTAGTTAAAGATCCATTGTTTGCTGTTATTCTGTATTGTTTTGAATGTGACAACCAAACATCTTTCACGATTGCACCGCCTGGTAAATCAAAGCTCTGCTGCCCTACAACGTAACCAACGGTAACACCTATGACCGCATCGAGTATTTTTAATTCATTTGATGTTGATAACGGAATCCATTCTCCGTTAATTCGCACAGAAGGAACTGCTGTTCCTGTATCTGTAACGTATTGGCTGTCGTTGTTGAACTCAGAAACATTGACTGGTTTGTTTTTAACAAAATCAGGTTCTAAATCATCCCCCTGACCCCAATCAGCCTGTACTTGACCTCCTTCAGTTAATCCTGCCAGCTTGTCTTTTTCTGCTTGCGTGAAATTAGTATCAGATAAACCTTTCCCGACTACTTTATCGACCTTATTGGTGTACAGTTCATTAAAATTTGACTCGGCCTTTATCTGTGAAACCCTGAGCGTATCGCCTGTGCCGTCGTTGGGAGAAGATCCGTAATTTATGTGCTGTTGAGCCATTAGTAAAAGTCGTTAAAATTAGTGCTTTCCTCTCCTTTTTTGCAAAAGTTCCATTCTGGTAGTGTGGATTTTTCCATGTAAGTACGGAAATTAGTTTCTACAGATATTGCTAAACTCTGATATTGCTCAGACAACGCAACGGTTTTTGTTGACGGTTGCCAAAATCCAGAAGTAGGAACTGTGTTTCCCTGATTTCCGACTTTAACCTCATTGAATAGAACAAAATAATGTGCTGAAAAAAACACGTGCATGTCGATTATGTACTTGTTGAAAATATTCAAATACTCACCTGTCAATGGTGTGTTAGTGGAAATATCAGTGTATATCTTATCATACAATAACTGACCCAAAATACGCACAATATCAGTAATTTGGGCGTAATATATTTTTTGCTCTATCGGATCATTATCTGTTCCGCTACTTATTGAAGTAGTAGCTTTGACCTGTTCTGCCGTGATGAATAATTTAGTTGTCATAGTTGAAGTTTTTATTTATTTTAGCTATTTTACCATCTTTGACTATGATCTCTACATTATTTTTATGAAATAGATTTTTACCTTCGCCTTTAGAAACTGCATCATCAACATTTTTATAATTATGCGCTTCCATAAATCTACGCCCTGGTAATTCGTGATTTGAAACACGGTACTCTATGCCGTCTTTTTCGAAATATACAGAACCTAAACTTTTAGAATCTCCGTATTTTCCTATGAATTCTTTTTTAAATTCACGACTTCCATTTTCGTAAATCTTAGAATCGCCAGCAATACTTAAGGCAGTTTCTAATGACGGATTTAAATTTTTGCCTTCATCTGTCTTTATCTTTCCAAGAGATAAACTTTGCCCTTCTTTAAAATTATCTGCTTCCGATTTTATTTGAGGTGCAGAATATGCTTTTTCATTATCACTACCTCCTTCTGGATTCCTTCCTGAACCTGGTCCTCCCATTTTTACAACAGACGTTTGATCTTCTTTAGGAGTTCCTAATAATTCCTTGGATTTCTGTTCGTCGAACCCAAATATGTACTGAAGCATTGCAATAGCTGATCCGTACGAAGTAGTTCCTGCAACATATGCCGCTTGTATTTCCAAAATAGAACTTACTCCACCTACCGAACCTCTTAGCGTTGCCTGTGCTTTTGCATTTTCTGCTTCAGCGTCAAAGTCCGCTACAGGAGTGCCTTCTATTTGTTCCTCTTCTCTAAATTCTTCAAAATCCACAAACTCTAATTTCACAGCAGGATCAATCAACTTAAACAAACCTGTCAAACCATCCAGAACGACTTTCCTTAATGGATTTATATTTCTTCTGTATAAATCCTTTGTTGCTATAATTCTTTCTTCCGCATTGCTAGAAAATCCAGAGGCATCACTTGATCCAGAATAAAGTATTTTAGGTACTGAATGACCAACAATAATTTTACGCTCACACTCTTCGGCAAAAAATACATTTTGTTGGTTCAGGTTAGGCGTTTCTACTTGGTCTATAGTAGTTGCTTCTAACGCATCAGAATTGTAAGAAACTACAACGTGGTGTTTTGGCGAACCTCCTGTATAATCTTTCTTTATTTGCTCAGCTTTTTGTTTTTTCACAGCCTCAGAAGCTCCACCTTGCTTACCTCCGTTGAAATTTATTACAGTTGTGATTTTGTTTTCGAACTGGAAATGTGTTTTTGTGTTTTGTCCAAGAAATCCTTCGGCAATACAATAGTTTATACAGGAAAAATAATCAGGTAGCGGAAAGAATTTGTTTTTAGTAATCCTTTGCACTATGATAATTTCCACACCTCCCTGATATGTTCCATCGAATTTTTTACACGGTACTGGCGCATAAGTTCCTGACATAGCCCAGTCCCAAGAATACCAATAACCAACTATTTTAGGGTGTACTGTTCTGTTGTCTAATTCAACTGCGAAATTTTCTATAGGAACGTATTCAAACTTTAACAACTTACGATCTTTTTCGCTATCGTTCCAGATAGCTTGCAAAGCAAACCCTCCTATCATTTTAGTATCTAAGCAAATTAGCTCCTGATCGTCTGGGCTTAAATATTTTGAAATATCCAAATCAGATCCGACGTTTTTAATACCGTCAGCGTACATGAAATTCACAAAAGAACTTATGATACTCTGGTTTGTAGGGCTATCATCATAAGCATCACGAAGTGTTTTATAGTTAGAGTTGTTGAACCCGTTACAAACTGCGTTTACTCCGTTTTGTGTCTGAAGTGGATTTATATCTATAGGTTGCCATGCTGACATCTTAACAACTTCCTCACCGAAAGAATAAACGTTTTCTATTTTTTCTACTCCCATCTTTTAGTATTTTGTGATTGGTTGGTGTAATTCTGAATATCGGTATTATCAGCTACGAAAATCATTTTACCCTTATAAACTATGTCTGACTCTTTTGTAACGGTGAACGAATAAGTTTCGCCTTGAATCAATCCGGTAGTATTTTCAAGTGTAGCGACAATATTATTTTTTACTATTGTCCATTCAAAAGGAATAACTGTTCCGTTATCAAAAGTCAAAACCAAAGTATCGGATAAAGCAGGATAAAAACGAGGTGAAAATTTAATTACTGGTATTGCCTGAGTTACTACTTTCATAATCTGTAAAAAATAAGGGCGCAATAAAATACGCCCTTGTTAATATAATCAGGCAGTTATTAATATGCCATCGTAGAAGCAAGTACTTGCGCTACAGCTGGAGCTGTTAACCAGTATTTACGGAAAGAATCCGCTTCGTCTGTATCGATTGTAAGAGTTACGCCGTTCAAATCTCCGTCCTGTCCTCCTGTAGTGTCTACAGCAGTAGAAGGCATGATTCCAAATTGTGATCCGATAGCAAACCAGTCACCGTTTTTCATTTCTAACAATCCTACCCACTCTGTTTTTGTCAATTGGTCGATGATATCAGATAAAACCGTATTATCTAAACCAGTTGCAGAAACTAACACTAACGGCAATTGACCTTTGCGACCTCCTGAACGTGTGTCAGGGTTGATTGTAAGAGTGTCAGTATAGTTTGATGTTGTATTTTTTACATCAAAACGGGCAATCTTTGCGCCAGATGGATCTGTAGCTGTCAACATATAAGCTGGCAACGTAACCACTCCACCAGTGGTCGTAACTATTCTGTTCAAAGGATCATACTTGATGATAGACAAGGATTTGATCCCTACCTTTTTAGTAATACAATTAAGATTACGTGATTTTGTCAATGCTATTTCGCACATAATAATCTAAGTATTAAGGGCGGTTTCCCTCCCGTTATTTTTTAAGAATACAAGACGTTACGGTTTTGATTCATAACAGCATGGTTGTAAGCATATACGTTTTTGAAATACGTATGATCTGAACCGTTAGCCATTCTGCCAATTTCCATAAAGTTAGACTCTTCATTTGTAGCATCAGCATTGATGAACAATGATTTTGAAGGGTGACCAATCAAAACATTTGCAGGCAAGTTCACGAAAGAAACAGGAACACCGTTATAAGTCACTTTGTTTCCTTCGATAACAAAATTAGGTTCAATTGTTGCACCTCTCAATTTGTTTGACTGAATAGCGAACTGTAGGTGATTTAATGGTGCTTCGATAACAAATGGATTAGCTTCATCGGCTAAAACTTCCGGCTTGATAGCAGCGTACACTTTTGCATACTCAGTGTCAATGTTTGCAGCCGTAATAGTTGTACCATCTACTTTGTAGTACTCGCCCAATCCTGCAACTGCTCCAGCCCTGAAAGTGTTGTACACTACAGTTGCGAAGAACCCATCACGTAAAGATGTTGGAAGTGCTGCAATTTTAGCCTGAGTTGCTGCTGAAATAGATCCCTGACCAGCTCCCGGAGTTAACGCTGCTACTGCTGCTTTTGTTGCGGTAGTTGCGCCTTGCCAACGGTTAATTTTTTGCTGGTTCGAAATAGCTTCAGAAAACACTTTCGTTGCTAAATTAATAAACTCCTGAGAATTGTAATTTTCTGCACCAAGTTTCATATCACCTGCAAAGATGGTATTTCTTAAAGTGTTTTGTTTTACAATTTGCTCGTACTGAGTCACTGCGTAATAGATCTTATTATCTACCATTGCAAGTGTTGTATCATCTGTAACAGCATCACCAGTGTACGCTTTTTCCGTAACCGTCTGGCTTGTTTCAGTCCATACAGACCCTTCTTTTTCTCCTGGCTCAAAACCCACGTAGCCGTCAGCGATAGAAGAATCTTTTAATAAGATTGCTGTTTGAAACGGCAAAATTTGTTTACCTCTTACGGTAACTTTTGAATACGCTAATGCCATGTTTATTTATTTTTTAGGTATAATTTATAATCTTTTTCAATTCTCTCTACTACGTCCTCTGGAAGCCTGTCACCTACATAAGTAGATAATTCCTCACCGTCAAGGATAGCTTCTAATTCTTTGTAGTTAACGTCATAAGGCGAAACCCATTCTGAAAGCTCAGCCTCTTCTGCTTCACCGTCAAGGATTGCTCCAGCAGCTTCTGAAATCTCTGCAAGTGTTGGAGTGTCAGGAGCTGTAAGATCCGTTTTCTCAATGATTTTTCCTTCAGCGTTAGCTTCCATCTGTGCAGCCACTTCTTCAGGTGTTCCCGCTGCCGGTACTGGTGCAGCTGTAGAAGTCACATCTTTTGACTCAGGAACTGAAGCGCCTACTGTTTCAGCCTTAGCTGCTTCTGCTGCTTTCTTTTCAGCAGCTTTTTTCTCATTGTACTTTTGAATAGACATCTTTTAAGAATTTTGAATGCTTCACTTCGGCATCAGTTAATACTACATTTTTTTTCTCCTGATCTGCTAAGCTTTGGCTTGACATTTTTACAGCCTTGTAGCTCTCAAATGCCGTGCTTACTTTCTCTACCTCAGCAGACATTAAAACCGCCTCATTAGCAACTTTTGCAAGTTCAGCTTCAAGATCAGAAACTTTCTTTTTAAGCTCTTCATTCTCAGCTTTCACTGATTCCAGTTCGTTAGGTGCTCCTTTTTCTTCAGCTGCTTTTTTTTCAGCTTCGATTTCTTCTGGAGTTTTTTCGGCGGCCATTTCAGCGGCTTTTTTTCCTTCCTCTGCTGCTAACTCTTCAGCGGTTTTTTCTTTCGGTTCGCCTTCAGCTTCCATCTTAACGAAAAGATCAGCGATACCCTTTTTCAGTGTGTCGAACATACTTTGGTGTTTATTAAATTTTACATTCACTTCCTCTTCAGCGTCAAGATTTCCTTCTATGGACAAACCTTGCAAAAGATTATTTTTAATTTTTTCTAAAACTTCAGGACTATCGGCTTTGTAGCCCATGATCCAAGTCCCTATTTTTTGATCTGGCATTCCAAGAGCTTTGCTTTTATCTTGTACCGGATCTTTTACTATCCAGCTCTCAACAGGATAAACCCCGTCTGTATTTTCATCTGCGTGATCTAAATTGGTATTTCGATTTCCGCATTGTTTCCAATAATTATTTGCTAACTGTTCAACCGTTTCGACATCATAATACACTTGGTACTTTTCTTTTGTTACTTCGTCAATTCTGGTTATCTTTAAATCCGGAATCATAACCGGAGCATAGAACACACCTTTTATTTCCTGCGATTCCATGTAAACAGTATCACCTTCTATTAACTTTTTGAAACGATCTTTGTTATTTAAGATCAATTCGTAATCGTCCAAATCATCAGCATCAATCCAGGCAGAATCCTGATGCTCGTCACCAAGTTTCAATTCACTTGTAGGTGTTCCTTTGAAATAATGTGATGATGTTTTATCATCATTTGAAACTTCTCCAATTCCCTGCACACTTTCTGGATCAATAGTGATTCCGCATTCTTCTAAACATTCTCTGATAGCTCCTAACTTTGTAGTTTCACCAGGCATTACTTTGCCCCCAGGAAAACCCCATTTATTAGGTTCAAATTCACATTCTGGATTACGCTTCAATATCAAAACTTTTCCCTCTGGATTTGTAACCAACATATCTGCATATGTTGTGATTGGAGCGTCACCTAATTCGATATCGGCAGCCATTAAAACCAAATCACCTTCACCAACTGCCGGTTTAGGGACTACAGAGATGCGGAACACGCCTCTTTTGTTTGGGTTGTATTTGTATTTTAATATTTTCATTTACGTATAATGCAAAAAAGGAACGTCCGTAATTAAACAGATGTTCCTTTTTCTGGTATTTTAGTAATTAATGTCCCCAAACCTAATTAACTTTATTGTATCGTGCAGATACACACGACTGACTGAATGACAAATATAGTGTTTTTATTTTATTTGTACGTCAAGTTTGCAAAAGTTTTTCCAGATTCGGTCATAACATAATTCTTATGATTAAGATAGAGCGGTATAGGCTCAAAGTCTGGAGTTGTCAAAAATGCGTAACAATTCTTTGTGTAGTTGTCTGAATTGTCGTCCAGATCAGCTACATGCTCATAACCAAAACAATGCAAAAAAGTTGCTTTAAAAGCGTCATAATCTACAAATCTTTCAACCACTTGGTATTGAATTCCAAGAGCGTAATTTGTTTGGGTGTTTCTGATAATTTTTCTAAGTGCGAACATGTATGTATGTATTTATATATTGCCTACTCGTTAGCTTTTCGGCTTCCGCTTTTTGAATGTGCAATATACAACTTAAAAACTATTCTGCAATTCTTTTTTTCTGTCAATTTCTTGCTGATCTGTAATGGATTGAGAAACCACAAACGCCTGAATCGGAGGTTGTTCTTTCTGTTGCTTAGCAACCGCTGTGCTGATCTGATTCTCTGAACTGCCCTGAAAGCCAACTTGCGCAACATTTCGTGTAGGTGCTGCCTGTGTAGCACCAGAGGCAGAAGGCGCACCGCCACCGCCTAACGCACTCAGTCCTTTTGCGGTTGCAGCTATATTTCCTGCAACAGACAAACCGCCTTGAACACTATTCAATACAATTGCAGGTGCAGCTAATGCAGGACCGGCAACAGGACCAGCTTGTGCAATTCCCTGAGCCAATGCAGCAGCGTTCCCTGTAAAGGTGTTTTGTACCGTTTTCGCAATACCTACCGCACTCTCAGCAATTAAAGCAGCCTTCTGAATGCCTTTACTTTTTCCGAATATGGTTTTAATTAAATTAATACTACTTTCAGCAATAGCAATTTTTCTATCCTCAACTTCTTTTTTTTGCTCCAGAATATACTGATCTATTTGCGCTTGCTTTTCCGCATTGCGCAATAACTCTTCGTCCTGAGCCGCTGTAATGGCTGCTAAATTTTCAGCAACTCTTTCGGCTTCGTCAATATCGCCCTGTATTTTAGCATCAATTGATTTTGATTTAAAATCCTCGTAATCTTTAATCTCCTGTTCGTACGCTTCACGACCCGCCTCGCCTCTTTCTTTTAGAAGTTTTTGCTCTTCAGCACGTTCTTGTTCAGCTAATCTTTTAGCTTCTTCAATTGCCTTATTTCTTCTGTCCGTACGCTCCTGTACTATTTCTACCTCATTGTTTGCGATTATCTGTCTTTGTTTCTGGTATGAATCAGAAAGAATTTTTGATTGCTCTTGAGAGAATTTTATAGCAGCGTCTAAAGTTTCTTTTAATGACTTCTTAGTTTCATCATCTGCTTCAGAAGTCCTTAATGCTCTTTCAGCTTCCAAAACCAATGCGTCAGCCTTGGCAGAATTAAGTTTTTTTTCTGCCGTTTCTTGTTGAGCAAGCGTAAAAGTAAGTTCTCTTATAGCAGAAGAAGATAGCCCTTGTGCTTTTGCCATTGCAAGCTGCTTATTGGTCTGGAAATCCAATTCCTGATTAGATCTATTTAGTGCATATTCTAAACCTTCCAGCGATCTAACTAAGCTATCATTTTTCATCACACTTAATGCTGTTGCTTTAGCTGCATCATTGGTATATTTAATATAAACAAACAAAGCCGCTCCTGCCGCAACAATAGCGGCAGCAATAGCAACTATAGGATTCGCCAATAATGCAGCGTTCCAGCTCCATGTTGTGGCTGTTGCTTGCGTTTCTGCTACAGCAAGTGCTTCAGTTGTTCCGGCAGCAACTACAGCAGATGCGCTGGCAGCTCTTTGAGAAGCAGTAAGCACTTCGTAAGCGTCTGATATTCCTCCTATCGCTCCGGTTACTCCAAGCAATCCCTGAGCTGTTCCGATTATTTTATCCAGAAACTCGCTTTCTATTCCTACGGCAGCCAGTCCTTCTTTTACACCTCCTAATGCAAGAGCCGCCAATGAGGCGGTCTGAGTCAATGCTCTGAACTTATCATCAGGGTTATACGAATCAACTAAATCCTGTTGTAATCCTATCTCGTCACGTATTCCAGCAACCGCCCTTGCTGCTGCAATAGCCTCATCAGAAGTTGCGCCAAACTGAGTAGATAGTCTTTGTTGTAATGCGATAGCTTCACGTAGCTGAACTTTCAGACTCTTAAAGCTTTCTTCTACTTTTTTGTTCTCCTTAGCCTGTTTGTCCGTTGCGGTAGTACTGGCCGTGATAGTCGTATTTAATTTCGCTATATCCTTTTCGGCAGAATCCGCACCTTTTTCAATTACGTTAATTTCAATATTCTGTCTTACTGGTTCTAATTCGTCAGCCATTATTTGTTGAGTAAAGTTAATTTTGTTTTACCATCCGTCAAAGAAATACTACTTTCTAATATAGTATATTTGGTTTCTTTTATAATTATTTCCTGGCTATCCTCAAATTTTTGTATCTGAATGTTAGGCAAATTCAGGTCGATAGTGTGTATTAGTTTTTTGCCGGACAAAGTATCTTCTATGTAGGTCTTGTAGTCTTGCGCATAAAGCGTGTTCTGATCGATATAATCGCCTGTAATTATATTAAATAATGATGTTATGTAATTATCAGTGCCTGTGAAAATCCTGCTGCTCCTGTGGCTTATTTTGTGATACTTACCTATAGCTTTCAATGTCTTGCTGTCAGTATCCACATAAGCGTATGGCGTTGAAATATCACCAATGCCATTATAATAAAATATCGGAAGCTCTTTCGCGATAGTGTCGTAAATAAAACGGGTTTCTAAATCGTTTAATTTAGGTTCATTGCCAAACGGATAAAATGTGTAAACCATCGTATCAGAGTCTGAAATCACGGGATTGAAAACAGGAGCCGTAAACTTTGTTTCTATCTTAAATTCTGTTTTCGGCTTTCCAATTAACGGATATTTCAACTGTCCATACTCCATGCCATTGGCTAAAAGAAAAGCTTTGTTTTGCTGATAATCACTGGTTGCATGTTTCAGATTATATCCGTCGTATTTTGTATTTGTTTTTTTTGTAAGCTTTGATAAATCCGCGTAAGATGTTAAATCATTATCTACACGATAAGCCACGTGCTTATTAGTATCGATTGTTTTAGGGGTATAATAAAAATCATTCAATACTTTGTCTTTGAATTTCTTATATCCGAACATAGTATAAATGCTTTTTACAAAATCAATCAACTTCATTTCCGGCAATGATCTGAACAGGTTTACGGTTGTAGGTTGTGATAACGGCTGAACATTGTTCAATATTCCTTTAGGCCAATTAATAGTAGCCCATGTGAAAAGCACATTTGTAAAATTCCACTCAGATAAATTATCAGCAGAAACGAAAATAGCTATAAGAGGTTTTATTAATGTGCTCGGAACATTACCGCCAGGAGGTGTGAAAATGTCCAGCCCTATACTTATCTTAAGCCTTGCGCTTCCTGACTCAGATCCGGAGGTTATGTTGTATTTTAATTTTTTCAATTTCTCACCCAATGCGGTAACCTCCCAGACTTCAAAAGAATATATGAAAGATTTTTCTGCGTCAGTGCCGTAATTAACCACAGGTATACCGAAATGATTTGAAACAGTAGAAGTTTTTTTTGCAAGCTGCATTGTCATTCCAAAAGTAGCACTGTGATTATCGCCTCCACCATAACCAAGATAATTCAATTCAAATGCATCTATCAGAGGTTTTGGAATTACATCAAAACGCTCTTCTCTGAACTTATCAAAAGTCCATGTAGAAAAATCTATTTTTGCTTTAACTGATGGCACTGAAATACTACTGGTACATAATGTGCATAAGTCGGTTAACTGTGTTGAATTTCCTATATATGGCGTAGGATCTATTTTTATATCATATTTTTTGTTTATGCTATTCAGGATATCGGACATAAACATTGCCGGGCGTATTTCTTTTTCAAGCAAAATATTTTCACTCGTTATAGGTTTGTCCGATTTATAAAAAATATTATCCGTTGGCAACGCTTCTGTGCTGCTGTCTATTGTAAAAATTCTATCTACAGACAACAAAGGCACAAACCATCTGATGCCGCCTGTACCTGTTTGAATTCCCTGTAATGCTTTTTGAATATTTTTAGTTGACCAAACAATATCACCAGTATCATCAAGTGAATAAAGGCTATCTTCTCCTAATATCTCAGTTAAGTTTTTCTGTCCGTCTGAAAATTCCAACGAAAACAAGGAAGGTGAGTTATTTATCCAAGACGCGCTCTCGATTGTGATTATTCCCTCTTTATAAAGCATACCGCCTAAAAAAAATTTAGCTCTTTTCTTCACGTTTGTAGGTTGAAGTTGATTAGCATATCCAAAATAACCAAGTAATTTAATGTTGTTTGGCGATGCCTTAACAGTAAACGAGTTTGTGAACCCCTTAAACACGGCTGTAATATCCTGTGTGTAAAGAGTCTTTGTGTTTAAGGTTACTTTTTCATCCAGAAAAGTATCTACTAATCCGTATTGTCCAGTCGTTTCTTTTTCTACGTACAGATTCATGCTATTGGTTTTTTATTTTTGATGCAGTTTCCTTGAATTTAAAGAAGTACGAAATATCTCTTTTGTCGTTAATAGTGGTTTTCTTTGTAAAGTCCGTATCAATGCATGTAACCGGAACTTGTAGGTACGTGGAATAATAACCAACATCAGCCAATGTAATGTTATCGCTGTCAACTGTAATGGTTTCATTGTCCACTGTAATAATATCATTATCAACCGTGATACCTTCCTGCTCAACTGTCCACCTGTCACCATAGAAACGCACAAGATAAACCTTTGGAGAGTAAAGCAGTTCCTCTAATAATGCGTTCATACTTTCGTCCATAACGCCAGTGTTAACTGTGTATGTCTGATAAACTTCCTCAATAGATGTATTTTTAAAATGCGTGCTTTCAGTATTTACCATTGATCCATCACGAAACGCCTTGTTTGATTCCTGACGTTTTATTTCGTCATTGATAGTTACTTTTCCGGTAGTAGTGATGTACTCGAATAAACCGGACCTGTTTATAAACACAAGCAGCAAAGGCTCTTTGACACATGCTACAGTTGCCGGAATGTCTTTAATAGTAGATATGAAATTATTAGAAGTACGATCGTTCCCAAATGAAAATGATTGTTTGGCGTAGTATGGTATGTATTCTGCATATTTTTTGACTGGTGTTTGCGCTAAATTGAAGCCGTTTGAATTTCCAACGAATGAACCATAAAAAGGGTTCTGTTCGTTTCTCCAACGATAACCAAGTGTTGCGACTTTGTCAGTTACATTGATTGCCGCAACGCTTGTGGTTTCATCGTATGCGTAGTATGAGTAACGATAAAACAAACACATTCCTTGTACGTATGGTAGTGAGGTGTTATGGTATAGCAATACAGGAAAATCAACGTTGTTAAGATTTTCTTTTCTGGTTAAATCGTTTTTGAGATAATCCTGAATCTCGAACGAAACATATTTATCATCACTTGAAACCCTGGCTTTATCCAGAACGTAAGTATTTACATTTACTTCGTTTAGTGAATCATCAATATCAAACGTTACCAGCTGCATTCTGATTCTGGTGTTTATATTTGGCGGCACATAAGCCGGAAAATCATTCATCAGATCAATACGGATGATTACAGGAGAATTGCAAAATGCTACTTGTGAAATGTCTGTGATATTCATTTACTATTTTTTAATTCCTGCATTCTTCAGGATATTTGCTACTAAGTTTTTTGATATTACATTAATAGATTCTGGTGTATGTCTCTTTACAGATTCCATTAATTCATTAGGCTTTTGGTATTGGCCGTAATAAAACTGAGACATTGTTAGGCGTTGCGATTTAACTCTATAGTTTATAGACTTTCGTAACGATCCGCCTCGGTGAACAATGCGTCCATCTTTGTCAAACCTGTCTTTCGATTTACGAGAAGTTACTCTGGCTTCTTCATAAATTTTATCGCCAAGAACATTAAGCTCTTTCTCTATTATCTTCTTCGTCGTTGTCTTTGCTGGCATATCTTCTTTTTTGTGCTAATAATTTTTCAATTAATGCTTTTGCTCCACGTGCCGCATTTTTTCCGGCTCTTGGTTTTTTTTCTGGAGTTATTGACGTACGACCGGAAGCAACCTTATAAAGTGCTTTCTGTACATTACCTTCTTCATCTAATTCCTCAATCGTGTATGGAATGCCTTTCATTATTTTGGCAGCGTTCTGAATCAATTTACTGTTATCATGATATTGCCCATAGAACAACTGACGAAACACAATCTGACCACGCGCAACAGTATAGTTAATGGAACGCTTCAATGCGCCAGTGTCTACATGTGCGGTTTTTTTGCTCATGTCCACAACACGTTGTGCCAATGCTTCTTCAGATAAACTAACTGCCATTATGCTATTGGACAAAAACTGCCCTCGTTAGGAATTGATAATACTATATCGAACTCGTGTCCGCTAAGATCGTTCAGTTCTTCGTTCTTTATTGCTGTTATTGATGATACGCTGACCATTTCAATATTAAATGAATTGTACTGTCTGAATGAATTTATAAAAGACTGACAGATGTTGAATGTTTCATTAAAAATATCGTCCTTATTAGTGTTAGCTTGTAATTTACTGTCAGTGGTTCGCGTGTAAACATCGTTTTGATCCAGTGCCTTAATATGAAATGAAAACAAAATAACATCATCCTGCACCGTGTTGTTAGTGTAGTCGATATTCACAACCGGGTAAATAGTTTCTTTATTCTTGTCAACTAAATCACTGGTTAATGTTGTAATGGTGTTAACCAGCGGATCAGAATTGAATTTCGAAAGTACGTAGTCTTTTGTTTTTTGATATTCGTTCATAATTATTCCACCGACTCAACGGCTCTTTTTCTTAATAAATATTCTCCCAGTGCTAAATACTCATTTA